TGCCCGAGTAGACCGGCGAGTTGTAGGCCGGATCCTGGAAACTCACCAGCCGGTCGTTCTGCTGACGCAACGCCTGCTTGTAGGTCTTCTGGCCGTCGAGGTTCGTGATGATCTTCATCCTCGCCAAGCGGTCCTGCTCGAAGTAGTCGCTCGCCGTGTCCGGGCTCTCGAAGTTGACTCGAAGGTAGATTTCGTCCATCGCAGCGATGATGCCGTCTGCCTGGTCGAACGGTGCCGCCGAGTTGTAGCGGGCGATCTTGTTCCGCCAGCGGGGTTCGGTGGCCGGGTCCACGGTCATAATGGTCGTGAAGCCGGGCCAGTGCCAATCGGTCCCGATCTCGTCAATGAACGCCGGGATCGAGTACGCGATCTTGCCGGCGTCGGCCTCCATGCTGCTCGCGCTGGGGAACGCGAACATGGCGTCCTCCATGCCGTTGAACATGGCCGTAGTGCTGGACTGCTCGTACGACCGCTTCAACTTCTTGTACACGACCTCATCGCCGCCCTCGTTCAGCAGGATCTCTTCGTCGGTGAACGAATAATCGCTCTTGGCGAAGCGCCAGTTGACCGAAATCTGGGTGAGAACCTGGACGGTGGTGGGGCTGAACTCGTCATTCGGCTGGTAGAACGCGAAGGAGCCGTTGTCCTCCAGCATGATGCGGTCGGTGAGCCGCGATCCGCCCTGGAACACTTCCGAGTCGTCGCGGCCGCGCGTGGCCTCGCGCAGCAGGTAGGTGTTCTTCACGGCTTCATTGAGGATTTTACTGGACGGGGTGATCAACTTCTCGTCGGTGCTGAGGAGAAAGTCGCTGAAAGTCACGATCGCCGGCATGGGTTGCCTCCGGGTGAAGGCCCAGCCGCGTCAGGCTTCGGGGATCCGTGCCAACACCGACCGCACTTCGGCCGGAGACTTGCCCTTCGAGAGAAGCCGGAATCCGTAGGAATCCTTCTCGTCTCGCGTCATGGGCTTCGTCTCGCCGTCGTCGGTTACGGTGTCGGTGTCGATCTGACCGTTTCGATGCTCGCGCACCTGCTTCGCCATTCGCTGTTGGGCCGATTGTTCTCGCCTACTGCCCAAGATCAGGGAACAGGCGTCGGTGAACGCTTCATCCGCGGATGAGTATGCGTCTGACCGCGCCAGCGCCCTGGCCTTAGCCAATACCTGATCGAGAACCTTCTCATCACCCAGGTCGGGATATTTGATCCGGTTCTCGGTCACGATGGCCTGGAGTCGCTGCACCGCGAGTTGCTTCTTTAGCGTCTCGTTTTCCGTGGCAAGGCTTGTCTGGCGGGCGTTGACCTTCTCGGCGAGTTCTTCGTCGTATTCCCGGATGGAATCAACAAAGTCGTCGTCGGGCTCGGTCGCGGCGGTCCGCCGGTCCTCTTGTGCTTGATCGTCGTCGTCCGCGTCCGTGGGCTTCTCGGTGGGGGATGTCAGCCGGCGATCGAGGGTCCGATGATGCTCGGCCCGAGTCTCCGCTTTCGCGAGGATTCGTTCGTTGCTCAACAGATCCAAATCTTCGGCGTCCCACCCATCGCGCATCAGAACGCGGCGAGCGATCAGCACTGCCTCCGCCTTCTCCGTTGCACCCTTGTCCTTCGCTCCTTTGGCCTTCGGGGCCTTCGTTGCGTCGGGCTTGGGTGACGGATCGGGCGTGGTGCCGGTGGCCTCCTCGGTGGAATCCTCGTCCTCGTCGTCGTCCGCCGCGTCGTCGCGGTTGTAGGCTGAGTTCACGGCCTGGGGTGTGTGTCCGGCGGTCAATGCTGCGTAGGCGGCGCTCGCGCGCTCCTCGTAACTTGTGCCGGCGCTCACTGCCTCCAGGGCGTCGGTCGCCTCGGATACGGTGTCGGTCGAAGTCCCGTCGGGTGATGCCACTGGTTCAACTCCAGGCGACGAGAGGGTAGATCGGACCGTCCGACTCCTCCGTCAACCGCCTCCAGCATATCGGACGCTGGCCCGGCGTGTCTACTCGCCCATGAAAAGACCGGCCTTGTGGATCTGGACCCCACAAGGCCGGCAAGAGGGAAAGACGAACAACCCTAGTCCGCGTCGGCCCGTGCGGCGGCCAAAACCGGGGTCATGCTCGACGCCGATCCAGCCCAGTCCCCGGCGTCGGCGTCAAACGCGGCTTCGATGGCGAGGGCCAGCGTGAGACAAACCCGGCCGACATCCTCCGGCAGTAACAGGTTCTCCCCGAGCGGCCGGGAGCATCTGCCGGCCGGGTCGCGGACCTTGACGGAGAACCCGGCCGGCGTGGCGCTGGGCTCGTTGATGTTGCCGGTGAACGCGGTGTAGATCACCCGGGCGAGCGGTCGATCATCGCCGACCCGTTGCACGATCATTTCGTTCGGGCCGATGTGAACAATCTCGGCTCGGTCCCCGCAAATCTCCGATACCGGGCTCCACGCGGCGGTGTTTACGAGGATCTCGCATGGCGTCCGACCGCCCGGCCGGGGGGCTTTGGGCGTCGGCTCGGGTTCGGGCGTCGGCTCCGGCGTCGCGGGCTCGGGCTCGGGCTCGGGCTCGGGCTCGCGGGCGGGCGTTGCGGCCTTGCGGCGGACCTTCGCCGGTGGGTCCGGGACGGGCTGGCCGGTGCCGATCACCAGGCTGGCGGCAAGTCTGGCCGGTGCCGATGCGACCACCTGTGTCCGAAGCCGCGCGTACTCGGTGACGCCGACCGGCGTGTCGTCCTCGTCATCGACCACCAAACAAGCGGTCAGATAGCCGAGCGGCGGCAACCCCTTCCGCATATCGGCGATCGGGCAATGCATCACGATGATCGTGAAAAGCCCCTTGTCATGAGCGAACCCGGCGATGATGCCGGCCCGCGGCAGGTCCGGCCGCACCCACTCGTGCCGGTAAACATGGACCGTGCTGCCGATCAGGTCGGCGGAGTGCTTCATGAGTTGTTGTCCTCTCATCTAGTCGATCTCCATCCCGGTGGCCTTCGCCACGCGGCGTGTTGCGGCGTTGCTGTCGATGATGGGCTGGCCGACGCTGTTGGTCATGATCCCGTCGGCGTGAATCCGAACCACCTGGTCCCCGATCTTGTCGAGTTTGCCCCCCATGATCCGGGGTGCGGCTTGCGAGACTGGCACCCGGCCGTCCTGCGACCTGCCGGCCAGGTCGGGTATGTGAGCCTGGACGCTGCCATAGACGCGGTGACAGAGCCGGCGGAACGGCGGCGTCTCCAGAAGTTCGGCGACCTGCTCGCGACCCCGGATCCGGCCGCCGGGCGTCACCCAGTCGCCGGACTTGAAGATCACGATCTCGCTTGGCGGGGGGTTCTGCATCGACCCGTCAACTGTGAACACTTGTCCGACCCGGTTTCGGTAGTCGTATCTCATGGCGGAAAGAATAACCCCCGCCGGCCCCGGAGGAGCGACGGGGGCGGAGAGAGAGAGAACAAAGACCCCGGTTTTACCGCTTGGTGGGTTTCATCCGGGTCATCGCGGCGCTTCCGGTCATCTTGGCCGATCGCGAAAGCGGCTTCGGCCGCGCGGTGATCGCTCCCTTGGCGCTCTTCTTCATGGCCTTGGCGCTCGTCTTTGCATACTTCATGGAAAACTCCGATGGCGCTCAGCGCCGGTAAGGCCAGCCAACCGGCCGGCGTGGTCTACATGGCTCCGGCCAGAAGCCCGCTCATCATCGCGGCCTGGCCACCCGCCCCGCCGCCGCCCGCCCCACCGGCCCCGCCGGTCCCCTCGGCCGCCTCAGTCTCCCGTACGGCCGCGGCGGCGCTCGCGCCAGCCGGAACCGACGGCGGGCCGCGGAAGGTGTCGAAGTCGGGCGGCGGCGCTCCGTCAAGGCCGGGGATCCCCTGCACCTGGCCGGCGGCGTACTGCTGCTGGATCATCTGCGCCAGCATCTCGAAGTTGACATACTTTCTGCCGTCGGGGATGTTCAACGCCTGAAAGTAGTCGTCCAAGAGGTCGGGCCAGTTGATGAACGGAAACTGGAGCATCTGCGGGCCAAACGCCGCGACGGTCTGCACGGCGGTTTCCATGCGGCGCTGCAGGACCGCTTCGGACACCTGCTCCATTGTGTAGGGCTCGATCGTGATCTCCAGGTCAAAGAACGAGTAGTCCTCCTGACCCTCCTGGGGGCCGCCCATGAAATCCATATCCTCCTCATCGGTCTGCTTCATGGTGTAGCCGCCGCCGGACCCGCCCTCCTGCTTCTCGAACGCCAGTTCCTCGGCCTTCTCCATCGTCACCGGGAAAACCACCGTGTTGCTCTCGAACATGATGTATGCGGCGTTCTCGATGCACTTCATGACGGACTGACGCACCCGGTCCTGCATATAGCGGACCCGGCCGTTGGACGCCGATTCGGCCGCCTGGACCTCCGTCGCCGTGGCCTTGCCGCTGACCTGACCGCGCATGATGTCGGTGAGCCCGCTTCGCCTGTCCAGCCGGTCCCGAAGCCGCTGGATGTAGTCGAGTTGGCCGGGGTTCGGGCCGCCGAGCGAGACTTCCGCGTACGCCCTGGCGTCGAAGTTGGGGATCGCGGCCACACTCCCGTCCTCATAGTTCTTCACCGCGTCGAGCATCGCCGCGTTGGTGGCGTCCACCAGCACGATGTTCCGGGCTGTCGCCGCTTGCCGGCGGACCTGGCTTGCGTGGGCGTTGAGTTCCATCACCGACTCGGCCGTGACCATGAGCGGGCTGAGCGGATAGACCTGATCGGGCATGACATAGAAGCCGAACAGGATGTAGGGGCCGCGGGGGTGGCCGAAGTAGCGCCGCGGCGCTCGGAGCATCCGACCCTCCTTGCGTCCGTCCCCTGACGCGGCGAAGCCGATGGTGTAGATCATCTTCTTCTCGGGCACGAAAATCTCGGCCGCCACCACCTGGTCCCGGTCGATCCGCATATCGGCCGAGAGCCCGAGATCCCCGCCGATCCCGGTGTCGTCGTCCGGCAGCGTGAGAGCCGCCACCGCCGCCTTGTCGTACTTCGGCCGGCCGTCGGCGTCCTTCGCGTTGAGGAGATCCTCGCGGTCCCGAACGAACAGGTGGCCGGTGAACCTGGCGTTGGCCGGCCCGTCCGCCTGGGGGTCCATGAAGAAACGATTGGGGCTGATCCGCCGCAGCGCCGGCCGGAGCGGTGCGACCTCCCGCGTCTCGAACCCCGGCACGGGCTCCATCGTGATGACCGTGACGCCGAAGCCGAACACCGTGTCGTACAGGACGGGCTCCAGCAC